TTATTGAGGCTGTTCTTCCATAGAATCATAAATGTTTAAATTACGTGGTAAATTTAACATATCTGATAATAATAAAGATAATGTGTTTGAAGCTTTGTCTATTAATGGATGAGATAAGTCTTTAATATTTATCTTAATGAATTCAGTCAAATTCAAATCTTTTTCTTCATCATTTTTTTCGACTATATGAATCGTTCCTGTTATCTCAATCTCCATTAAAACATTCGACTCAATAATACGAACTTCTGCTTTTACATTAACCCTGTCATTTTCAATAAATAATGTTTCATCTTCCTGTACTGATACTGCAATTTTATTTGAATCCTCTTCAACCACATTCTCCGCATGCAGCTTACTTATAACTATATTATCTAACTTGTACATATTGCTCATTCATAGAAACCTCATTTCTTGATTTAAATCCAGAATAATCATTGTATTTTCTTTTTTTCCGGACTGACTTACGATTTTTTTTATTAATATTTATATCAGATATAAATATTTTTTGAGAAGTTAATTTTCTACAGCCACAATCTAGTCCCTGTACAAAGTTTTCTTTTTCTGACTTAAGTTTAGTTACAAAAAATTCTAATATCCACAAATCATCTATTTTATTTATTAAATCACAATACTCTGATATTTTTATCTCTGTTCCACCGTATTCATATTTTAAATACTCTTCAGGTGTTAATCCTAGTAACTGAGAAAAGCTATATACATCTAGTTCTTTTTTCATTCTTCTTTTTATGATTTCAACGGATAGCTGTCTAGTATTTGTATATAACTCATCATAAATTTTAGGTTGGTGTTTTTTTAATAAATTTTCATATCTAACATAACTCATGGTAATCTACTCCAATCCAAAACTCCATTTTTTCAAAACTTTCTTGCATCTCATTATCAATATTAACGCTTTCTTTAGATGCTATATTCGTAACATCCGATTCCTTTAAGCCGTTTTTAGAAAAACCATAAGATAAAAAATATGTATTATCCATACAACTATTTACAAAAAAGAGGACTCTATGTTTTAAGTATTCTTCATTTAGTCGAATTTCATAGATGCCTTCATATCCCTGTATTTATTTCACTATATAAGTTTCTCTACATCTTCCAAGTCTATCAAAAGTAGGTACTTTAATTGGAAATACTGCTTGTTTGCCATTTATGTCAAATATTGTTTTATTATTAGAAGAGTACAAAGACAAATTTTTTACAATTTGATCTAAAGTTTTGCACATATGTTCGTCAAACTTTATTTTAGTAGAAACAAATTTTTCAGCTAACATTAACTCTTCTCTCTTGTTACTTATGATAAATATACCTTGCATAAATTACTCCTTGCACAGAATTACTAAATTATCCATTAATAGCAATAAGGACTATATATTTTCCTAAAAAATATCCCTTGCTTGGGACTCATTACTAAGAGGTATGTGGGTTCTATTAATCACAATATATCACTTGAAAAAAAGGTCGTCAACAAAATAAACAATTGTACACTATTCCAGAAAAAAATACAATATATTGTGTTTTAAAAAAAATATCTTAACCAAGATACTATATATCGTGTCTAAACCAAAACGACCACCTTATCAGAAAGGGTGATCATTTTTTAACTTCAATATTTTTTATGTAAAAAGATGCCGCCTCATTGGGGAAAGGCGGCAAGAGGTAGTAATAAAATGAAAAATAAAATTGTTTGGTGAATACATTTTACCGCTTTCTTTTTTGAATTTCAAGTTTTCATTTTACAAAACACTTGTATTTTATTTATAATTCAAATATACAATTATAAATAAACACCTACTAAACATACACAACTTGGGGAAGTATTGTGCGTCTTCAGTAGGTGTTTTCTATATACACAAGATAATTTTGTTTTAACTACTATGATAAATTCGAACCATCAAACGAATGATTATGAGCCATTTGCTCTAATACACTGAGCTAATGACAAAAAATATAGATGAAACTTATCTATATAAAAGAATCTAAGTTTTTCCTTAACTTCTGATTGAGGGTTAGCACGATTCATGTGTATTATAAAAAACAAATCCGTCAAATGCAAGTTTTAGTCATTTAAGCTTAAATTTATTTAGTCAATGTATAATTAACATTATTTATTGATATATTGTATATATTTTCTGGCCATCCTTTGCTATGCCATTTACCCTCATTTGCTTGTTTTTCTATTTGTTTAGCTCCCAAATTATAGAATTTAACTTGATTTTTATTATACCACGGATCTTTGTGAGGATTTGGGCTCAGTTGATATGAAAGTTTTCCTGGATTTATAGTGTAGCCTCTGTTTGTTCCTCCAAAAGAAGCTTCCATCCATTTATATTTTACATTTTCTACTTTCATCTCTCCGGAAATCGTTCCAGGTTTTAGTAACTCAACCTGATTGAAAGTTGACTCTTCATGGTTTTCGATTGCATCATCCTGGATTTGACTACCCAAAATACTCCCTGTAATTATGCTACTGGCAATTGCTAAACCTACAAATATTTTCATAAAAAACATCTCCATTCTTTATTATATTTTGTATCTATAATTAATAGTAGCATCTAAATTAACAATCTACAACGGACAAGATATTCAATTTTAGTAATGCATAGAGAAACAAAATATAATAATAAAATGGTCACTGCTTCTTTTTTCTTCTTACAAACAATCAGAATATGTACTGCCCCTCATTTAAGAGGGGTTATTTTAATAATTTAAATTTTGACCAGGATAAATCAAGTTAGGATTTGCTAATCCGTTTAATGCAGCTAAGGCTTGATAAGTAGTGCCGAGTTTGGCTGCAATACTTGATAAATTATCACCGTATTGAACTGTGTAAACGTTGCTTACTGCTGATCCATTTACTTTCAAAACTTGACCAGGATAAATAAGATTTGGATTTGTCAATCCATTTAATACCGCCAACGCTTGATAGTCTGTTCCATATTGATAAGCAATGCTGGATAACGTTTCACCGTATTGTACCACATGAGTCGCTTCTGGTTGTTTATCAGGAACAGTTACCGCATCTGGCAATAATTCAATATCGCCTTTGCTGATCCATGACAAGATACCTTCAAGCAATACTCTGCTCTCAGTTACTTCTTGTACTTTATAGCTGTTTCCTTTTACCCATTGCGGAATAGCTTCACCAGTTGCCCAAACATCAACACTAAATTTCACTTTAACAGTGTCGCCCACTTTAACATCGGAACTTGGCGTATTTTCTACTTCTTCACCTGCATCAATTGCTGGAGTTTCGGTTTCTGGTTTGTCAGTTGCAGTATACCCGTTATCAGTAATACCTGTTAAGTCTACGTTACCATCTAACCCACCAGCAATATAAGTGGATGTAAATTGCCAAATTCCAACACCATCCATACTTGGGAAATAAGCATACAATGGTTCTGGCGTTACTTCATAGCTAGGATAGGCAGCAATCCATAAAGAATTAGGGAACTCTTTAATAATTCGCTGATAGTCCACATATTGTAACATAAAAGGCTTGTATGAATAATACATTGGTGTATATCCTGCTTGTTTAATACGGCGCATACCATATAGGATTGTTTCCGTATTTGCGTTTACGTCAGAACTAGCGCCATGCTCAAAGTCTAAAGCAACGATGGAATTTTTAGGCGTTTGAATACGTGGCAAGAAATAATCCATCGTTGTTTTCGCAATGTCCATGTTTCCCCAAGTGTCATACCAAATATAGGTATGCGCACGTTTACCTTGTGCAATAGCACTTGCCACTTGCGTTTTATATGTGTATTGTTCATAAATACCGCTAGCATTGTAGCCACCAATCTGAGCAATAGCGAATTTATCATGTGCATAACCAAAACGACCCTGTTCGCCTTGATAAATCGCCCAGTCAACGCCTTGGTCACCTTTTGCAGCAAATACATTTAAAGGCATAAAAAATAGAGCGACAAGCGCTCCTACTAAAATTTTCTTTTTCATTTTTACTTCTCCTTGTTTTTTAAATTATATGCTGACACACCTGTTACTACTCCTAAAAAAGTTGCTATGGCATTAATAGTTAAAACAGCCATATCTGTTTGCTGCCATCCATAAGCTTTACCTAGCGTGGCAACCAAAACAGAACTTGCAGGTAGCACTGTTAGCACGCCCCATTTGATAATCTTGTAATACTTATCTGGTAGAATCATTTTTTTGCTCCTTTCAATTCTATTATGTCATGTTCCGCTTCTTGCATTCGACCTTCTAATTTAAAGGTTCTTTCAATTACCCCATTATGTTTTTCTACTTTCTTTTCTAGCTGTTCAATTCTATAAGCTGTCAAATTGGCACTAGCTACAACTCCAATAAACGCGCCAATTGTGCTGCCTACTAATCCTATAACAGCGACAACAATTTCATTTGACAAAACAATTCCTCCAATAATAAGAACCGGTTAGCTTTCGCTAAACGGCTCCCCACAAATTTTTGTATATTCTTCTTTTGTTAAGCAATTCATATTCACGTAATCTACTAAATCTTGTTTTGTATAACAATTCCAATCATACAACTGTTTAATATTATCGAAACCTGGAAAAGCATTCGTTTTCATCTTATTCCGCTCCTTTCGTAAGTTCAGCGACTTGTTTCATCAATTCGGCAGTCATTCTTTGTGTTTGTTGAATAACTTGATTCTGCTGAGAAACTTGCTTCATTAATTCCGCATTTTGCTTTTGTAAAAGTTCTGATTCCGTAGGTGGTGTTGGCTCTGGTTCTGGCACATTGTTAGGATCGTATATTAAGCTTATCCCGTTCCAGCGATAATTATAGAAATCTGTTGGTTCTTTTTCTACTTCAAGCTCAACATTATCTGGTTGTTCCATTGTAGAATAACCTTCTAAATAGCCAATTCTATTTTCAATCCAAATTTTCATAGCTAACTTTCTCCTTTCTTAAATTGCATACACCCGTGTCAATACAAAAGTTTTTGAAGCAGTATTATTATTTTTATGGCCTAAAATTTGCGTATTGCTTATATAAATATATTTGTTGTATTTTGCTCCATTCAATGTTTCTAAATGATGAACAACCGCACGACCTCCAAATTCCACTATATGCGTTTTTGGAACAAATACATAGTTCAAATCCCAATTGTCTCCTAGGCTTGTACTTGTGTTATATGGTTGATATAAAAATAACCAGCCAGAAAGACATTGATCCAATGGTAAACTCGGATTAATTGATTGATTTTCCCCCATATACCATGCTCCTGACCAAACTTTTTTACCTACATTTAAAATATTTGTTTCAGATAACTTATTTAGTAACTTTTCAAGACTATCAAAATTTTCTTCAATAGCTTCTGCTCCGTTCTCCATCCCTCGATAAATTCTGGTTAATTCCATATTCTCAACATCCTTTCTATATAATTAAATCAAACACTATGGATCGACTATTTTTTTCATCTATAAGTAAATATTTATATTCATTAATTTTTACTGGTAAAAATTCCGTTGTATAATCCAAAGGAATAGATACAATGCACTCTGAAGAATTAACATGTCTTACAGTGCTTTGAATTGATTGAGAAGCACTACCGCCAAATAACCCTGTTGGTTCTGTACCTAAAGGCAGTACACCTATACCATGTGTCCAAGTACGAACATTAACGACTGGTTGAGCTCCTAAATTGTGAACAATAGTTACATCAAAACCAACTGGAATTACAGAAGCAATAATATTTTCAAAATATTCTAGCCGTTCATCCAACGTTTTAAAATTCCCCAAACGTTCACTACTTCGAGCATCGATAACTTCGCTATCTGTTGTAGCATTTGCGATTACATCTTTAAAACGTTCCTCTAAATTGGTTTGACGTTGTTCTACTTTAGATTGGCGCTTTTCTGTATTTTCAGAAATAGCCTTTATTTTATTAAATAAAACACTGGTATACTCCATCATACGAGCTAAAGATTCTCGAACATGTCGTCGATACATCTTTGTTCGAATCCACAAAGCAAACGTTTGAGAAATAGGATCAATCACACCGTTTTTTATTTCATCTTGCACCTCATCGACATCGGTCGGGTCTTGATAATCAACTGTTGTATTTGGTTCATTTGTTGGTCGAGTATCCTTAAATTCTTGTGCCAACCGTCTCACCTCTCTTATTTTTCTAATTTCTCTACGCGCTTAATTAAATCGTCTAACGCCTTTTTCATATCAGTTTGAGCAGTGCCTACAGATTCGACTGTATTTGTTAAATCACTTGCTAATTGTTTAAAGGCTTCTGTCGATTCTGTCACGGTTGTTGCTAATTCACTGGTTAAGTCTTCCAAAGAACTAACTTTACTACTTTGAACAGATAAATCATTGTCAAATTCTTCCTGTCTTTTTATCAACTCTGATATGTTTTGAACTCCTACAGTCGCAAATTTTTTTACGTTTACTAAATTGGATTGAATAGCTTTTATTTCGTTTTGATAATCGGTCAGTTTTTTCTTTTTCGAACCAATAGTCAAAGTAACCTTTTGCGGTTCTAAAATACTAAATTTTTTCTCAATCACTTGTAATCGTTCTACAGCATAAATAAATTGATTATCTACTTTATAACTGTTTCCTAAAGTGATTAATTCATACCGTTTATTCAATAGCCCTAACTCAATGGCTTCAACTGTCCAAGTTACCAACATCAAGCTTTGGTCTTTTAGCCATTGCAACCCTCGACGTTTTAAAATTGATGGGTCTTTGACATTTGAAAATTCTACAATGCCTGTGTTTAATCCAAATTTTTTGATTAACGCTTCATCATCAAGGTAATTCTTACCGCCATTTACTTTTTCGATGGTATATTTAGGTCGTGAAAAATCTGTTCCCACTTCAATATCAGTATTTGACGTATCTTCAATATCTTGACCAACAGGCACAATTCTTGTAAACAATTCAGAAATATCAATATCTCGAGTAGCACTTTTTAGATTTTTGGTTAACTGTAAAGGAGTTTCACTGTTCACACCATAATTAGATAGATAATCTAAATAATTTATATTCCCAACGCGTCGAAGTGTTAACGTACCGCCCAGCCTATCCAACAATTTTTCTTTAATGGTATCAGCTGTACTTTGATAGCCTAATCCTCTTAGCAAGTCCCCATTATCTACAACATTCACTTCACCAAGCCGAAACTGCTTATGCGCTTCAACTTGTTTATTGTGTGCATCGAGTATTTTTTGTAAATAAGCAGATATAGTCATCCGTGTTGGTTTCATATAGGTTTGAACAGAATCATATAAAAAAGCTTTCTCATCCTCTGCTAAGAGAGTTTGAGAAAAGCTTCCTGATGCTTCCATTTTATTCGTGATTTTAGCAACTCTACCATAAAAAATTTCTTTATTTCTTGTAACATCCACAATCTGGATAAAGTGAATAATCGGCTCGATCTTTTGATAGTATTTATTGTTAATATTAAAGGTAAATTCAAAAGTAGAAATTCCTAATCCGTTAAGCGATAAATATACTTCACTATCTTTGATTTTCTCACCATAGCTATATGGCTCATGAACAATCTTTGGATTCTTTCTGTTCGGATTATCAAACAATAATACTCGATACATTAGACCATCACCTCACTAGACATAAAGAAAGAGATATGACCTTCGCCATAAATAGTTAAGTGGTTGGTCCCTCTTTTTAATTTAAAGAAATAATCTTGCGATTCGCCTTTCGGAACTTTTATTGTTGTTCCGTCATCAGTAGTTAATCGCATAGCAGATGTTGCCTTTATTGTTGGACTAGAAGCATTTGCTCCCATATTAATAAGGAAAATTTTTCTTTGCCCATGAATATAATAGCCTGTCCAATTATCAGCGCTATCGTCTGTGAAATAGTCCTCGTCAAAGACATCGGAATAAGAAATATTTTCCCTTAAAGCAAAAGGATACACGTCAAATTCTACTGTTAACGTTAATGAATTACTTGACGAGTCATCTTCTGCTTTCACACTTTTGCATTTTCCATACCAGCGAAGTCCTGAGCGTAACCAAGAATCATCAATGTAATCAATTCCATCCATCATCAATTCTTCTTTTACTTTCGCCTCTAATGCCTTCCGTTCTTCGTATGGCGTATTAGGTCGCCAAAAAGTAACAGTGACAATACGATTACTAAAAATTCGTTCTCCTGTAAGCATGGAAAAATCATACTGCCCTTGCATGAAAGGGATCTGTTCAATAATTTCCACTTCTTCCGCGGAAGGAGCATCGTGTTCAATAATGTAGAAACCGTGTTCTTTGCTATTAAAACGACCTTTGGCCATATATTCTACAATTTCAATCAACTACGATACCTCCCATCTTGCTTTTGTTGTTCTGCTAAATTAAGATTCATTGGGCTACCTAGCGCTCCCACTACTTGGCCAGTATCCATAACAACAGTTAAATGTCGTATTTCTTCTAAGATTTCTACCATTTTTCCCATTGGCGTATTATCTATAGAATGTTTTACCTCAATTGCATTTGAACGTTTCATCAAACGGCTACCTGTAATGGATTGATGGATGCTTGAAATCATATCTTTTGCACTTTGTACGGCAACCGACGTATCTTCTCGAATACCTGCAGCTACACCTTGTGCAAGGAAAACACCAACGTCATATTTCAATAAACGTGATGGTGATTTAATTTTTGCTTTTTTCTGTGCTTCGGCATTAACTGCAGCTACTAAATTTTGCATGGCGGACACAGCTTCACCTTGGCTTGCCCGAATACCAGAAGCAACACCACTAGCTAGATTCGAACCGACTGATACCATACTTACCGAGCTAGCACCACTTTTAACAGCATTTCCTAAATCTCTTCCTGCATTATTAGCTGAACCAACCTGAGAAGATAATCCTTGAACAAAACTACGTCCAAGCTGTTCTCCTGCGCTTTGCATAGCAGAAGCTTTTGTTTTTATTCCTTCAACTGGCGCTGAACCTAATTCGGTACCTTTTTGTTTTGCGTTGCTTTTCTGTTTCGCTAGCCCTGTGTTATACTCGCCAGCATTAGAATTACCGCCGCTATTGTATTCTTTACCTTTACTTTTTGCGCCCTTTGCACCAGATGAAGCTACATCACCAGAAGTTTTTTCCGCTTCTGCTTTCTTATTTTTTACGCCTGAGTTCATCTGATTCATTAACTCTTGACCGACATTATTGATTTCAACTTTTCCTGAGTTCAACCCGTCGATTAATTTGTTTTTACCATCTTGACCGTTTTTAAACAAATCAGGCGGTAATGATTGCAAGGTATTCACAATGTCAGCTTTTGACATATTCGCCCATAATTTAGGGTCATTGCTTTGTAATCCTTGAACTAAACCGTTAGAGCCTTCAATCCCCCGTTGGCGTAATATGCCAGCTAATAAAGCCATCTGTTGATCAATGCTAGCACCGTTATTTACATAAGATTGATAAATGCCTAAAAGCTGTTGGTCTGTCACACCTTTAAGCTGTGCTAAATTATCAGCCGTCACCGCAATTTTATTCGCACCATTTTGTGAAATAATCGCTAGAAGTTGCGCTCCTTGCTCTAATTCACTTTGGCGTATCTGGCTGTTTTGTGTTTGCAATTGTGTGATTTGATTTTGGAAAGCTGCTTTTTCAGATTCCGTTTTTGCTTGTTTTTTTTGTGTTTCTAATTGCTGAATTTGGGCGTTATTTTCTTGCACTTGTTGCGCTTGAAGTTCCCCAAGTGTTCGTAAGCTTGTTAAGGTTTGCTCTTTTTCTTGCTCGCTTAACATTTGATTGTTATTTAGCTTGTTTACACCTGCTTCAACAAATTGTTTCTGTTGCTCTACTAAATTATCGCGAATAATATTTGTTTGATTCTGTAAAGTCGCTCGTTGCTGTTCAGTTAACTCTTGCCCCTCTATCGTTTTGTTATTTTTCAACTGATTAGAATAATCCGTATAAACTTTTAACAAATCATTATTGGACGATTGAACAGCCTTCATATACTCGGTTGAGGCATTAGCGAAAATCTTTTGCTTTTCAGCTTCGGATTTTCCTTCTGCTGCTTCAATTTGCTTGTTATAGGTTTCAACAGCCTTTTTCTGCTGTTCCTTTAAATTCGTAACTAAATCAAGTGTATTCTTGAAATAAGTTTCTACGCCAGCCGTACTACCATTTTGCTGTGAGAAAAGTTCAGTCATTGCCTGTTTAGCTTCATCAAGTTTTGAAGAATAATTTTCAACACTTGAAGAGGCTTCTTCCATATTTAACGAAATTGCTTTCGTAGTGTCTTTGGACTTTTCACCTAATTCTTCGGTGCTTTTAGCAGCCTTTTTTAAGGCAGAATCAGAAAACATTGTATCCCAATCTTTTTCTATATCAGATAAGCTTTTCTTCATATCTTTAAATGCTTTATCAGCACCTTTAGAATCGCCTTTTAATCGTTTCCAAAGTCCTTTTACACCGTTTGAAATTGCCATTATTGCATTTACTACCGTTTTTCCTACAGTAATGATAGCACGTAATCCATCTACAAAACCTGCTATTGCAAAAGTGACACCAACAATTGCTCCAGTACCTAACCATTTAAAGGTATTTCCTAATCCTTTTATTGTTTTAGTAACACTCGAGGAGCTAGGAAGTACACTTTTAAACGATTTTACTATTCCGCTAAAAGCAGTTTTCACGTAGCCTTGAATGTTCATAAAATTGGATTTCCAAGCTTGCACTACACCAACTATCGTAGCGGTTATTGCTACTAAAATTGCTGTTATGGGATTGCTCAACATAGCTCCTGTTAAACTAGCTATAGATCGTATACCCGTTACCGCAAATGTTCTAAAACCTCCACCTGCTTTTGAGGCAGCTACGCCAAGCCCTGATAAAACCGTTCCCGATTTGCCAGCTGCAGAGGATAGGTTTCTTAGCGACCCTACAGGATTAATAACAACAGAGGCAAATTTCGCTAACTTACTGTTAGATAATTGTAAAGAAGCAGAAAAAGAACGAAAAAAGTTAGTAACTTTGTTCCCTTCTCCTAGCATATTTAGCTGTCTTTGGCTTGCTCGTAGATTTGCTCTAAATGTATCTAACGTAGGAAAAAGACCTGAAATAGTCTCTCCTAACGTGGTAAATCTTGTTAATACATTTACATTAACTCCTGCACTTTCAAGCCCTGCTAGATTTGATTTATATTTAGAAACAAACCCTTTTACAGCTTGTAATGCACTACCAGAGCCATTAACAATAGGTTTAGTAATAAATTGCTGCCACTTGCTATCAATATTCCCTGCGGTTTCAAACATCGTTGATATCGTTTTGCCGAAAACTCTTGTCATTTTCCCAAAAACTTTTAGCACAGGACCAGCAGAAGCAGCTAACGCAGCCATTTTCAAGATGAACTCTTGCGTTTTTGGATCAGCTGATACAAAAGCCTCAGCCATATTTGCTAAAGCTTCAATCATAGGCTTAGCAGCACTTATCGCGCTATTTAAAGCGGCTACTAATGGACCGCCAAACGTAATTGCTACATCGTTTAATTGACCACGTAAAATCTTTAACTGTGATTCTGTAGTTCCGTAACGTTTACCAGCTTCTTCTGCTAGAGCTGTATTTTCGTTAAACGCTTCGTTACCTCGTTTTACAGCCCCTTCAAAGACATCACTTGCATTGGCTGCACGTAATAAACTATCACGTAATCGAACTTCTGTAATTCCCATATCGTCGAGCACTTTAATAGCTGATATTCCGTGTTTTTCCGAGTCTTTTAAGCCCTGGATAAATTCAATTAGTGCTTGAGATGGATTGCTTTTGAATAATTGTGCAAACTCTTCACTAGTTCGACCTGTTACATTTGCAAAATCTTCCAGACTACCTGATGCTTTGCTAGCTTCTTTATACATTTTCTTTAATTCTGAGGTAGGTATTCCCATTTGCTTAGAAACTGCCGTCAGTTCTTTTCCACCCCAGTTTACAGCATGCACAAAAGATTCCCAAGACACGCCTTGCTCCGCTACTGCTTGTTTCAGCGGCGCAAAAGCTTCAACACCTGTTTCTGTTGCTAATTGCATTTGAACCATTAACCGAGAGAACGCTGAACCACCCGCTTCGGCCTCTATACCAACAGATGATAACGCCGCTGCAAAACCTACAATATCTCCTTCAGTCATACCAATTTGTTTTCCTGCACCAGCTAAACGTAAGCCCATCTCTGTAATCTCTGATTCGGTAGTCGCTAAATTATTCCCTAAGTCAACAATCGCTGAACCAAGGTTGCTAAATTTATCTTGTGACATTTGCGTAATGTTAGCAAAACGAGCTAGGGATGTAGCCGCTGTATCTGCAGACATATTTGTTGATTCGCCCATATCGATCATTGTTTTAGTAAATCCGACAACTTTATCAGTTTTTATTCCTAACTGTCCAGCTGCTTCTGCTACTTTTGCAATTTCTTCATGACTAGTGGGTAATTCTTTTGCTAAATCTCTAAGGCCTTTCTCTAAATCATCATAAGAATAAATGACTTTACCGTTAGAATCGACCATCTCATCGTTGGTCTTTTTAACTCCAGTAAAGGCACTTTCCCATTTTACCGCTGCGGTTGTTACTGCGCCAACGGCACCCGCAATTGGGAGTGTAATACCTTTAGTCATCGAACCGCCGACTTTTTCAATGCTTTGGCCGATACTTGCGGTTTTATCACCGAAACTTTTCATCGCACCATTCACTGTATTCAAATTACTAGGAATATCAGAAGCATTTGAATTAAGTTTTTTTAGCGAAGACACAGCGCCATTCATCGCACTGGTAAAATTGTTATCACGTGCTGTAAGTATAGCTGTTACCGTTTTACTTTGTGTCACGGTGTTTCCTCCTTTCCTCAACAATTTTTCTTGCTTGTTCTAATCGACGAGTGTTTTCTTCTAGCTCACTTAGCTTTTCCGCTTCTCGTTGCGAGATTTCCCCTCGCACATCGCGTTCAAGCTTTTCAAAGTCATAGACATCTTTCACTTCGTTAAAAATATAGCGTTGCCCTTTTTCATCTGGTGTTGTAAAAATACGTGTAGCTAACGCGTTAACGTATAGTTTCCTTTCTTCGTTAATTGCACGTAAATTTACAGCTTTTATCCGTAAATTAAATTCATAAGGAGTCATACGCTCAATTTCTTTTAAAGTGATATTGGGGAAATATTGAAAACAAGTGACAACTATTTCGTCATAATCTAGGCTGTCGTTTCTTGTTGATTGGCTTGTATCTGTTCCATGTAAGCCATGATTTTTTTGATTGCTTCTAGCGCTTTTTTCGTCCGAAGAGCCGTTAACGGTGCTTGCTCCAAGAAAGAGGTAAAATTTTCAAACAACGTTAAAGCCTCTTCTGACGTTTCTAAGTAGTCGTCAATTTCTTTCGTTGTTAAGTCATCATAAGTAATTAACGCTGCGTGCATTAATTTTTGAAAGGCAAAAGCGTCGCCATCTTGTAACCCACCAACCAATTGAACGAAGCCGTCTACTTCTTCAACGTCAGGTTTTAATGCGTTAATTTCGTTTAAAAATTTAAAACCGAAAATCAAAGAATATTTTTTTCCGTTAATTGTTGCGACAGGTTTTACGTTTGTTGACATGTAAAATTCCTCCTAAAAAAGCGACAATGCCTTCACATTGCCGCCTACTTCCTGATTTTTAATTATGGTACTAATGCTAATAAATCTGTTTTCGTTGTTTTTCCTGTAAAATCAATACTGTGAGCAGTTAACCATTCTTTGATTTCAGGAATCGTATTTGCTTCTGTTGGTTTATTTTCCAAAGAGCGCCCCGCCAATACAGTAAAAGCTGGAATAGCTACTTTTTCAGATTCTTTTTCATCTTGCACACTTACAATATGGTACGTTCCTGCTGCTACTTTTGCTCCTGCATCAAGTCCTGTAATAGTTAATGGACTTGCTCCTTCAACTACTTTTTCACTACCTTTGTAAATACGATAAGTAATTGCCATGATTATTCTTCCTCCTTCACTTTTACAACGGCGCCATCTGATGTCGGTGTTACACTTTCAACTTTAGGTACTTCAATTGTTTTTGGTGTGTATTTTTCTACAGGCTCTTCTGGTTCCGCACCAGCCACTGTGTCGTAGAAGAAAGCACGTGCAAGTTCTTCGTTTTCGGTGTCAACCGTTGCCCATCCTTCCACTAGGTCACCATTTAAAACTAGGGTTGGTTTAATGCTTGAATTAGAGTCAGATTCAGCAGAATCTCCGAATGAATCCAATAAACCTGTGCCAAATTCTGCTTCGTATTTTCCTGTTTTTGGGTCTTTTTTATCAAAATTAATGCGCCATACATCAATTTCTAGCCCGTTACGGTACGCATATTTCAACATGTTGTAAGTTTCTGTGCCTGTCCGTAAAAATTCCATCTCGATGGAAGCTGACGGCATTCCAGAAGTTGGAACATTCCCATCTTTTGTTGATTGCGTATCTGTTTTTGTTTCTGACTTATATTCGTGTGAAATTTCTAAAGCTAATAACTTCGCCGCTGTTGTCGCACGTTCACGTGTTAATCGAAACATTAACTTAATTTTTTTACCTTGGATTGCTTTCTCCATTTCTAGTTTCCTTCTTTCTTTATTCAAATTCTAACGTGATGTCAAGTACACCGTGTGCAAGGCTCGTACCAAAATTGGTTGTATTTTCATAAATCACTTCTGTGCTACTTTCCGTTACTAACCAATTAAAGTTCTTAGTCTGATGCAATTCATGAACGATTTTTCGCACATCGGCTAATACTTGATTTAATTCTCGACGTTTGTCGTCATGATCATAAACATGAATCATAATATTGGTTGAACCTAACGTTCTTGTTTTTGTTTGTCTATCCTTAGACCATTGTTCACCTAAGAAAACAAACGGATAAGAAGCCTCATCATCTGGCAAATGCGCATAGGTTTCATAGCCTGCTTGTTCCAAAGTGCCAAATAATGCTTCGTAAAGCTCTGAATACGGGTCTTTAAAGGTCATTTTACTAACGCCTCCATATTATCAAGAAATCTTTTAGCAGCTGCCGCATGGCCCTTTTTCATATAGAAACGTCCGTACATATAACGCGTTCCATACTCTACATAAGCTGAATAATCTGCCATCGCTTCGACTTCCCCAGTCATTCCATCATCTTTAATAGAAGGTGTCTCACTTCGTTTTAAGTATCCACTTCTGACTGGTGTTTCTTCTGCAATTTGATTTGCCATATAAGCAGTATCATTTTTGACGACCTCTTTTACATCGTCTAGCTTTTTCGCTTCTTCAATCGCTTCGATTAAATCATCCAATCCTGTAATATCTACTCGGTAAGTCATCGATATTCACTTCCATAAACCGAAGTTCCTTTACTAACACGCAAATTTTTAACAACGGTAAATTTTCGATTTTTTTGTTCTTCTTCGTCGTAGTATTCAAGAAAACCTGAACGAATGGATAGGCGGTCTCTAAAACGAAAAATGACTATCTGCTCCTTTATGTTAGGGAAAATGGTCATTTGTTTTTCCGTTCCGACTTCGGTTACACTGCCTATTAGTTTTTCCGAAATCAGCTCGTGTTTTTTGTTGTAGTAATTAATGCAGGTTCTCATAAAAAGGACACCTTCCTTTTACGAATCAAGCCTTGTTCTTCAAGATAATCGTTAATCTCATCTTGAAATTCCCCGAAGTCGTCCAAATTATAAGAAATTGTTTCTTCTGATTGAGAATGCTGTTCCATGCCTTCAAAACCTAAACGGTTGTAACGTTTCACTACAATTGATGGAACAATATAGTCCAATTTTTCTGGTATCTCATCTGTTTTTAGCTTTACTAGCAGTTGCTTTTCAGTAATGTCCCAGATTTTGATAATTTTTTCCTCATCTTTTTTGTAGGTATCATCTGAAATATCCAGCAATACACGATATTCTGAACGAAACATTTTCTCACCTACTCTGCTTCAATAACTGCCCCATCTGCCGTTGGTGTTACCTTTTTAACGGTCGGGGCGCTTACTTTGAATCGTAAGAAACGTAAATGGCAGGGCGAGCTTTTTCAGTTACAATAGCATCGTAGTAGTTCAACCCTTTAATAGTGTCTCTGTAGCCGTCACGGTCTTGTGAAGCTGGAATTAGATCAATAGAGTTGTATTTTTCAACTGGCGAACAAACCATCAAAGGCACAAGAATATAATTAATTTTCTTCGTAGAATCAACTTGTAAGCGAGATTTAGCTACTTTTTGAATAATAGTATCGGAACCGTCTAACTGCGCAACTTTACGGTTAATACCTGAAATTTGTTGCTCGTTCGTAGTAAATGTTTTTGAAACACCTTTTGCATTTTTTAATGCTGAATAGTAGTCAGTGGATGCAAACATAATAAACGGACCGACAATTTCTGCATCTGTCATATACGCTTCTGCCGCATCATATGAAGCCAAAGCATTTTCTGTAGTAATGGTTTCTTTTACCGTTTTTCCAACGTATTTTCCTTCGCTATCATCATCCGCTGCTTCCGCAAATGCCGCTTCCAATAGGCGTTGTACCGCAACACGATCTTTTTCAGGAATCGCAACTAAACGAGTGTGTTCTTCCACAATCGCTTGAACTTCATAGGAAGCATTTTCTGATTGATCTAATGTGTCTAAGTCATAACCAAACCAACGTTCTTTCTCTAGTTTGACCGTTTCTTTTGCCACATCAATTTTAGAACGTTTATTGTCTTCGTTACGTTTATAATCACTAGCAGTAAAACCTTTCATTTTGTTGATGCGGACTTCTTTTGCGCCTACAAAATCTGCTTCTGTTACTGCAGCAGCTCCACCTTTCAATAAATCCCAAACTTGCGAGCCTGCGGCAAATTCTTTGTCAATTGCTTTTAAATCTTTGCTATCTAAAATAACTGGCATAATTTTTCATCTCCTATTTCTTTTCTAAATTTTTAGTCAAATTGCTGCGCCAATCGGTCTCTTTTGTTGCTGTAGCAACGTTTACAGTTTGACCTTTCAGCAATTCTTTTTGGATACCATCTCTAGCTTTTGAAATAATTTGTTTTAATTCATCTACAGCTTTCTTTGTATCCTCGTCCGTATCTTTCACAAGCAATAAATCGGCTTGTGCAGCACTTACGTAGTCGGAAATACCATTCTCAGATAAATCGTTACGAACAGATTCGGCACGCGTTAAACGGTCGAGGCGGGCTTGGGCTTCCTTTTCTCGTTTTTCTGCTAAAGCTTCTTTTTCTGTAGCTTCTTGTTCTTTCGCCTTAACACGTTCTTACGCAGTCATTTGCTCGTAAGATTTTTGCTTTTCCCAATCGGATTTTGCTTGCGCCACAGCCTTTTTAGTTTCTGCTGCAACCATCTTGGCAACATCATCACGGGTAAAAGTCTTTCCAGTTTCTTTTCCGTCTGGATTTTCATTTTTTGGATTTTGAGAATCCTTTGTCGATGAATCCCCCGATTCGTTTGAATTTCCAGAGTTTGGCTCATCAGAATTTGGTTCATCTGCAAAAAATTGTAAATCCATCGGTAATAGTAAGTGTTTTTCTTCGTTCATGTTAAAACCTCCAGCCATTACGTGGCTAATCGAAATTAATAGGTTACGCCTATCAATCGAAACAGCTTTCTCTTTAACGCCTGTAAGCAGTAAGAAGGCAAATAAAAAAAAGCCTAACTTTTGCTAGAACTTTTTGTCTTTATAAGCGGGTGCAGTACTACACCGGCACCAGTTGTGAATAGGACTTGCGTTGATTCCTGGGCTCATTTCAGAAACCTTATGTGGATTTGCACTTGCTATTCCTACACAAATAGGACAAGCGCTTGGTTCTACAATTAGGTTGTATTCTTCATACCCATATTTTTCGTAGCTTTGCTTTTGTACTTCGCTTTGTATTCTTGCGGATTCACTAATCATTAGCCGACGTGCGACATAATCAGCCGTTTCCTTTCCTCGCAAGCTATCAATCACAACTAATTTACGTAATTCCCTAGCTAGAACATCTGGATGTTTGCCTGCTGATAGTCCAACTGTTAACAAGCGATCGATACTTGCTTTCAAAACATCTTGATTCACCCACAAACGTTGCGAAAATGTCGCGTTATGAAACGAACCATCAATAATCGCTTTAGCAAACAATCGATAAGTTTCTTCGGAAAGAACGGACCCGCCTAATATCCCCGCTTGTCGTACAAACTCCGCTACAGCTTCCTCTGTTAATATCGCTGTAAAATAAGTCTGTAGCTGATTCGTATTGTCTGTTAAATACAAACCTATTTTCGATTTTAAAAGCTCTAAACGATTAACCTTCATCGTTAAATTGTATAACCTTAATTGCTCGTTAGCTTCTTTTGAAAAATCTCTTGTTTGTACATAACGTTTCGCTTTTTCCGCGAAAATTTGTACGTCATGTTTACTTGCACGTCGTTTCGCTTCATCAATGCTAATCTTCTCTTTCCCTGCATAAGCGACGTAAAACTGTTGAATTTCTGCTTCTATCGTTTTCCATAACTGTAAATACCGTCTATGAATTTCTTGTTCGTAATTCACATGTCGTTTCAGCATTTCTTCGATATGTTTTGCTTCTCGTTCCGCCCAATAATTACTCATGTTCTTCGGTCACTTCTTCCGTATTTCGAGTAAATTACCGAAATCAACTTGTGGATTTAAACGTTCGTCCGTTTCTTCGTCCTTTATGCGTTCCATTTCTTGAGTTACGTCAGGAACAATCGATAATACGCCTAATTGCGTTTCTCTTGAAACAATCCCTTCAAGTTTTTGTGCAGTTTCCGCTTCGTCTTTAATATTGCGCGGAATATTAAAATCAAAAGTGTATTCTAAATTAAACCATTCCTTAGCTTTATTGGCAGGTACATTCGTAGGCAATGAAAAAATCATTTTGTACATTTGCGCATATGCTTTTTTAAACTTCCTAGCTTTCGCTTGTGCTAAATTCCTAGGATTTTGCATTTTAAATTCTAGCGAAATCCCAGAAGCGTTATTGCTAAAACTTTCATCGTTTGCATTATAAGTCATAGACATTTGATAAATTAACCGCTCTAATCGGTCTAATAGATTTTCTTGTGTTGTATCTGAACTAGGTTTATCTAAAAAATTAATATCTACCGATTCGCCTTCATTTAATGGCTCAGCACTATTAATCACTCGGTTGTCACGTAAATAGGAAGCGACGTTTTCGTCAGCTAAATCTACCCCTATCATTTTTAAGTAGGCATCCGCAAAATAACTCACATCATTCGCTTTTTCTGATAGAGCTTCGTTGTAATTATTAATCAGCGACCACACAGACTCAATACGTCCTTGTCGTTCGTCATTTTCCATAAACTCAATCATAGGCACTTCACCGTACGGATTAGCGATTGCCTCTTTTCCACCTAGCAAATAAGACAAGGCTTTCTGAAAAACGGTCGGTCCTTGTTTACTCTCTAACCGTTTAGAAGTCTTGTCTTGTGTAAAAATAAACGTTTCTGTGCTGTTTTGTGGATAAACAGTTGCTGTTAGCTCGTCGTTTGTCATTTTGTTGTAAAGCACGGCAAACATAGGCGCTTTTAATAAATCATCTGCGTAAACGATAAATCCTTGTGTAGGTTTTAAATAAGTCACGCACGTTTCTGCTTCTTCGTTTTGATATAAAAGCTTATAAGCATGCCCATAAATAGCAGTTAGCTTAGAAAGCTCTGCATCGTTGTCTTCTTCCTCATTTCGTTTACGGAAATTTTGAACAAATTCTTTTACCTCACCATCTGGATGAGTAATCTTTGTTGGTTTACCGTTAAAGAAAGCTGCAGAACTATCTACAACATAACGGGCAAAGTTGACTGCAATTCGATGATCAGGTTTTCCAATTCCTTTATTTTTTTGATAATAAATATCATGTTGACCGTTGTAGAGCTTTTCTAATTCTTCGTAAAACCCAATTAATTTCCGATGCTTATTGATGTATTTATCCACCAAGCGTTCGTCAATCTTTGCGTTTTTATCACAATAAAAGACACGATTTCCTAAAAGGTCAACGAATTCACGTATTTTACTTTCAGTATTTGGTCTACTTACTTTTTCTGTCATTAAATAACCCCCTTCACGCTCTGTAGCTTAATTCCTCGTGCTTTTTTACTACGATGTTCTACTGCGTATCGTAAAGCATCTATCACGTGATTATAGCTATCAATAGGTTCATTGGTGTACTCCCCTGTTTTCTTGTCTTTAGCCCATGTGTAGTTTTCTAATTCCTCAATCAGTTTTACGCAACGATCGTCTACGATTAGCTCATATTGCAATAAAAAAGAAAGCCCCTGTCGTATTGAATCAGGGCCTTTCTTAGCTGCACGTATTCTAGTAATTCCGTTCTTCTTGATTTCTGCAATAGATTTCTTTTCAGCTGAATCTGCAGTGATAACTTCTTTTGCATAGCCTAAATCTTTAATAACCGTTGAGATTTCATCATTCAGCAAGCCTTTTTTGACGTATTCTTCAAGAACATAAATACGTTTGTTCTTCTCGTCTACCTTTGCATGCACAAAAGCGGAAGGGTCGTTTACATACCCAAAGTCTAAGCCAAAATCTGAATCAATCTGTCTTAACAGTTCGTCGTGCTTGTCTAATCGTTTTCTCTGATAGTTTGGAAATACAAGTTTATCTAGCGTAGCAAATTCTCCTAAAGCATATATGCGATAATACGCTGGGTTTCGTTTGGCTAAATCCTCAATCACCTTTTTATTTTCACTATCAAGAAACCGATTGTCTTTATAGGTGCTGTGATAAATACCCGTTCTTCGTTGATCGACTTCTGCTTCCTCATCAAAGAAAGATTTATATACCCAGTTCAGTTTAGAAACTGGGTTAAACATTAAAAAGATTTGACGTTTCACATGCTTACGTTCACGTAAACGCAAAGTAAGCTGTGTATAATCTTCTAGTGTAAATTCTGTTGCTTCTTCCATCACGACGTCAGACAGCCCTTTGATGGATTTTATTTTCTCTGGGTCATCCATTCCCTTGAAAAGAAACTCTGCGCCGTTTGGTAACGTGATTCTAAAATCAGTGTTATTTACTTTACACTTGTCTAGCAGTCCCCAATCAGAAAGACACGCTTTCACATCCTCGAAAATAGAGTCTTTTAAGCTACGCCCTACTTTTCTTGTAAATAAAATCTTTCTTGGTTTCTTCCATCTTTGACATGCTTTAAAAACAACCTTTTGAACGACACCGTGACTTTTGCCAGATGAAGCGCCGCCCCAATAAACCTCGGTGAATTTAGAATAATCCACCAATCGATCATAAAACGATTTGTTAAAAACTCTTGACGGGAAGTTAAACTCTAAAACGATATTACGTTTCTTCGTCTGCATCCCACTCACCAACCTTAATCACAATATCGCCCGTTTGTAAATCGACTTTATCATTGAACAGCGCATGACGTTTACCAAGAAGCTCGGCTGCTTTTAAACGGTCTTTTGCGCCCACATCGATGTCTACAACGGCTTGTGCGCCTTCGCCTACACCAATTAGCGTTGCTTCTTTGTACTCGCCACGCATAACAGCTGTTAGGTACTCTAGCACCTCTTGGGCATCGGCTGTTCGTTCGTTTTTCAGTTCTGCGAGGCGTTCGTCTATATAAGCTCTGAGGTCAGGTTTAGTCAAGTTTTCCTGTCCTATCTGCTTTGCAGTCTTTTCGCTATATCCCGCTCTGATAGCAGCCTCTTTGGCATTTCCTGTCTCGATGTAAAAGTCACAAAATCGTTTCTGTTTCTCGGTCATTCGCATGTTATTCACCGCCTTTCTGTCTAATAATTTATCACTTCACATACATTTCTATATTCTCTTGTATATGCTTATCTTTCCAACCACCATGCCCACAATAAACTAGCTTGCACGCATCAATTTCCTTCGGTGTGGCTTCTCTCGTCATTTCAACAATTGA